ATTGGTATCAAAGTATTCCTTGCTGATCAACGATACTTCCCCATCATGCATCGTGGTGTGTATCATACTGTGAGTAACAATGTTTATCTCAACAGGCGATACATGGGCGAACCACATATCTTGATGCAATTGATGCGTCATGAAGGTTGGCATGCTGCACAGGATTGCATGGCGGGTACGATTGATAATAGTATGATTGCTATTATTAAACCAGAAGAGGAAGTTCCTATGATCTGGCGTGTGATGGCGGAACGTACTTATCCTAAGTCTGCTGTACCCTGGGAAGCAGAAGCAGGTTGGGCAGGTAGAACTGAAAAGATGACGATGGAAGCATTAAAGAGTTGTGCTAGGGGTACGATGTGGACTGATTATGATCCTACACCACTTACACGTAAATGGTTGGTAGAGAATGGTTATATCAAATGATACGTTATACCACAACAGTTCAATTAAGTAATGACCCCGACGAAAACGACTACTACATCAACATCCCAGAGGAAGTCCTCAAAATCCTCAACTGGAATGAAGGCGACACGCTCGACTGGCAAATCTCAGACTCGAAGCAAATCGTCATCACCAAAATCAAAGACGCAGAACAGTCTCAAGAAGAACCTAGAGACTTTGACGAGCGCTACGACCAGTTCATCTCAGCAAGAGACAGCTACCTCCAAACGCTCAACGAAGAAACCTACCAAGAAAAATCCACCAACTACGTCACAGAAGCAACAACAAAAGACTGGGAAGACTTCTGGTTCTCGCCAGAAAAAGAAGGACACTGGTGAAGAAATTAAGTTCACACGCTCAAAGGACATTAAACTATTTCCTCATAATCTCTTCCCATGGAGATTAGAACCACGTACTAAAAAGTTTAATCTCTCTTGGTTTCAAGACTATTCTCACGCCAAGAAACAAATCTTAGCACAAAAACTTAAACCACGAGATTATAAACTGCAATGCTACATCTCTGTACCTATTGATGACCCTCTTGATGGACCAATTCGCACTCAAAGAACAGTTCGATAAAAAGGACATTGAACTCACAATCAAAGCACTCAAACACTATCAATATCATCTAGATGACGATAGTCTAGACTACAGTGGACAGTATGCTAACCTGCACACTATCATCAGTAAACTCCTACCATTGACCTATACTAACCATGTACCAACCACAGGTCAATGATTATGTAATCTGGAATGATCTCAAGGGATGGGTCTATTTCGTCTGTGATGACTATATCACTATTGAGATAGGAACTAAACCCAAAGCAGACAATCTCTCCCCTCATAAGTTCGATCACGTATGCATTCTATGTTATGCACAACGTTATCATGAACTAATCTACATCGCCACACGTCCTACTATTCATCATGGGTTGGAAGAAAGTACGAACAGATTTAACAATGGAGGATCTAACCATGACTCCATTGACCAAAGCAATGCATCCGACACTGCACCTACAACAAGAAATGCTCAACCGATTGCATGATGAACCAAAAAGAAATCACGATTACATTAGGGAAAGATCTGGAAACTGAGTACCAATCATGGTTGGAAGTATGCAAGTCTCTAGAGGTAAAGAAGTCTTTATCATCTTTTCTCTATTTCTATTCTCAATTCTATGTACCGACAAAGGAGAACTCCTCCCAACATTTGAACTAACAAGAAAGTATCATGAAGTCTACTCAACAGCAACGTGATGAGTTCTATGACTCTGGTGATTGGTATCAATTTAGAAGAGAATACTGGAGACAAGTGTTTGAATCTACATGGGGAGATCCAATACTTTATTGTACCTATTGTGATACCCTGTTGAACTATGGTTGTGAAGATAATGGTCCAGCATTAGATCATATCTTTCCATTGCACTCACATTGGGAATGGAGATTAGAACCAAAGAATATCACGTTGTGTTGTAAGAAATGTAATAGGATGAAGGGTGGAATGGACCCCAGGAAGTACCCAATTAGAAACATTTTAATTAGAAAGAAGATTCTATTGAATAGGTAGTTCACCGAGGGGGGATACACCGTTCTCCGCGTCAGTGATAGCAATGGATCTGAGCACCTGTGGAAAAACCTGTGGAAAACTTTTAAAATGTTTAAAAAAATAGGTATAGGAGCTCTGTAGATACTGTGAAGGAGCTCTAAAGGTACTCTGGAGACGTTGGCTTAGCACGCGACCCATCGAAAGTCAAGTCGAAGTCGTCCAGTTCTCGAAGTGGCACACAGATCCCTCCCAGACCTGCCGCCAAGCCTTATACTAAGGACATCGAGGGGGCAAACAGTAAGAGGCAGCGACAAACTGCTGCCCGCCACCCTCTTTACTTTTCCACACCCCTGTGGAAAACTCAAAAAACTAAAAATCTCAAAAAGTCAAAAAAACAGAATTTTAAGTTTTTGAGATTTTTAAAAAAATGAGTTTTTTCAATTTTAACCTTTAATCACAATGATGACCGCGATTAGCTTCAAAAACTTGAATTCATCTGCTATTTCATCCATAAAAGTGGAAGATAGTAGTGTATTCATCACTTTTCAGAGTAAAAACCCTAAAGAATATGAGTATAACTGTGAAAATGTTGAAGAATTTACTAATAACATCAAAAAAATAGTAAATGACCCTGAAAAGTCCTTGGGAAGGTATATTAACCAACAAATCAAGGATAAAGCTATTACTATCAAGGATATCTGACCTCTACTAAATATTGCACTAGTCAATTCTGAATCATGTCTAAGAGCTACAAGTACAACGACGAATTCCAACAAGACGACTACATCGACGAAGCAGAATCATATGGTTACGAAGTAAAGAATATTAGGCGTCAGCGTAAGAAATCAGTACGTAAGTTCAAAGACTACACAGAATACGACCAACAGGACCAGTAAGCGTGCCAGTTCAGGTAGTGGCACCACCCCACTTGCAATTGGTCTGCAGGTGGGGCATACTATAAGAGTCAAACAAACACAGCACCAAATGCGTAAGATCGAATCCCAGATGAACGCTGCTATCAAGGCAGACAAAAACTGGTCTTCGGGTAACACTCAGGTTGTTACCAATGACGGTGTGTCCACTGTCTACCTGCACGGCAACAAAATTGCTATGGTTGATGACACCACCATGACCATCTTTGATGGTGGGTGGCAGTCCAACACCACCAAATCACGTCTCAATGCACTCTGCTCTGAGTTCTGCATTGCTGGTGAGGGTGTTTTCCAGAAAGACTTTGCATGGTACGTTCGCAAGTTCGTAGGTGCAGTTAACGGTCAGAATGTGTACAAGACCGAAGATTTTCAGTCTGGTTACGTCTTCGCCTGAGTTATCTGGGGGAATACAAAAGATCAGTATTTTAGAAACTGCGCCCCCTTTAAAATCCATCTTTTTCATTAAGTTGTAAAAGTTGGATTTTTTTGTTTTTTAAATTTTAATAATATTAATCTCTTATATGATATAATTAGTAATACCATATAAGAGGTTTCTAATGACTAAACAAGAGTGGTTACAAGAAATCGAAGAACAAACTCTAGAAGAGTTATTATCATTAGGTCAAACAACTACAACTGAATTGTTTGACGATCTGACCTCTATTATCACTGAAATTGACTACACTACTCAACACTGATTACACTGTCGAGACTGAATTCCTAGAGGATGAAATTGATCTCATGATTGATCTCATTGAAGAGAATGCTGGGGTGTTTGATTCATCCTCGTGGAATATTGCACAGTCTATCTTATACAAACTGATTCAGCCGCTTCGCTCGTCCAGTTCGGGAACTGTCCCTGATGAGGCGACGGGTTGGAACTAGTGTGTTTATAATAGGTTCAGTTCAGACAACCGCCTATGTGGGATGAGATTCAAGACATGCCTGGGGAGATCTTCGATCTTGATATTGACGATCGAGAATTGATGCCCCCAGACATGCAACAAGACATCGAAAAAGAGGATCCACTTCTTGATGACTAATCGACTCGAAATGCTCATGCAACGTGAACAATTGATGTGGGATATTGACGGCATTGTTGAAGAGTTTGCCTGCAACATTGTCCCCCGCATTAGTGAAGACGACATGGAGGATTTAATCAAGACTCTGTGTGATGCTGTCTGCAAAAACTTTCCTGCTGAATGATCATGACCACTGAAAACATCATCGACCGCGATCAACTCCAAGCAGACTACATTAACAGGGTCTTGGATGACATGGACATCAAAGATATGATGGCGATTCTTTATGATTATATGGACGTTGAGTTTGATAAGTATTCGGTCGATGAAATGATAGAGCAAGTTGAAGAGTATTATCCAGACCTCTTAGACCAGTCCACCTAGTGGCACAGCATCGGTCGCATTCTGCCACCCCCTGTGTCTATAATGACTTCAGTTCAAACAAACACGATGATCACTGGTCAATACCTCGTCTGCTGCCCTAAGTTGGATGAGCGGGAGTATGTCATGGGCATGGACAATGCATGTGACGTATTATACTCCATGCACAATGAGAGCGGTTCCTATGCTTGGTGTGAAGACTGGTTGGGTCACACCGTGATGGAGTATGGCGACCCCGTAGAGGGAATCGCTGAGATGGTGTTCAGTTGACGCACTGTCCACTAGGGGGCACAATCGCCCCCATTCATCCTCTATACTGACATCAGTTCAAACAAACACATGACCGCTTCAACCATGACCGCCGACACGACCTTCAACGGTTGGGCAAACTATGAGACCTGGAACGTGTCCCTGTGGATCAACAACGATGAGGCGATGTACCGTCTCGCTCGCATCAAAGGTCACAGCGGTTACGACCACCTGATCCCTGCCCTTGAGGTGAACTTCGGGCAGATGACCCCTGATGGTGTCCGTTGGATGGATGGACGCATCGACACCGATGAGATGGATGAGATGCTCGAAGAACTGTGTGACAACGGTTGATCTGTCCACTAGGGGAGGCGATCTGCTCTCCCCTGTGTCTATAATAAGGACATGAACAAAACACCTCTCATCAAATCAGAAGACGGGATCTTCCTTCATAGCGAGAACCCCTCACCAGTCATGCAAGCAGCGATGGCATCCATCAAAGCAGAGATGCTTAGAGAAGCAGCACAGAGGAAAGCGATCCGAGAAGGACGCATCCCTGCCCCCCGTTACGATAACTGGGGAACCTGGAACATCTCAGACCGTCACTGATCCTACCATGAAACAATTTTTCTCCATCGCCCTCGCCGTTGCTGTCGGCATCGGATTCGCAGACTACCTTAGGGAAGGCGTCCATGCTGGCATCCAACTGATCGAGAATCAGGCAGACAATCGGCAAAGTGGTTACGACCCAGGTTGCCCTGGCGTCTGACCGACTATAATAAACACATACACAACACAGCGTGGCGCTCACGCATCTCAACATGTTCCAAACCAACGGCAGCACCCATCACAACGGCGTCTCTAATGAGCACGCCACCATCGACCTGCTCAATGAGCACCAAGTCTACCCCTCCACTGTCACCCACCTGGGAGGCACCAAGCACAAAGCAGACGCCATGGCGGGAGACAAGGGCATCAGCATTAAGCATAAGGCAGGTCTGAAGAACGGGTCTTTCGATTGGGTCAACACCTCAGACATCGATGGCATCATTGACCGAGCAACCCATTTCAGCGATTTCTTCGCCCTCGTCAGGGGTGCGCGTTCTCTCAGCGTTACTGAGCGGGAGGCACTTGTGGAGGATGCCCGCGACCTCTTCAACCGCTGCTGCGAACAAGCACTAGACAGCATCCACCCCTACGACCTGCTGAACTTCCTAAAGACCAACGTTACAGAGAAGCAGCACGGCATGGGCATCGTCATCAACGACACCAAGCATGAGACCCTCCACATCATGGAGGCAGACCGTCTGATCATGACCCGTTGCATTAACAGCAACTATTCACCCGAACTGATCAAGGGCAAGGGCAAGTCATCACGTCGCCTCGTCTTCTCATCCTGTGCTGTACCCCATGCCTTTGACTGTGGTCTGCGTGTGAGGGTGACCAGCAACAACGGCATCCGTGCATTCTTCGGACTAAGCAAGGCAAACAAGTCTAGTCAGGTTGTGATCAAGGTGCAACAGGACAACGTGCGGGAGTTCGTGACCAGTGACCCTGACCGTCAGATCCTGACCTATGCCGCTTGAGGCACTGTCCACCATGGGGTAGACATCGCTGCCCTGGGCTCTACAATACACACAACAAAGCAAAACACATGACCAACCCCACCTTCGCTGTTCAACCCACATCCTTCGGTAAGTTTGACGAGCACGGTGCCGACTACGCCATGAACATCGGACACGCTTATCGCATCGCCGCCATCCGTCAGGCAGAGGGAGAGGGAGACCAGATGGTCTGGCGCATCACCAACGGCGAACCCATCGCATGGGTCAGAGTCTACGACGACGGCACCGTGAACAGCATCACCGAGCAGCACCTCGCCACTCTGGTCTGATCAGCAAAAAACAGGTAAATCCGACAGGGGGCAGTATTTTGCCCCTTTTTTGCGGTTGGGCGGTAGCCCGAGCGAAAGTTTTGGGTCCTTCCTAACCTACAAAAGTATCCAGACGACCGATAAATATTATTGGAAAGTCGTTATCTGAAAACCCCCAATATAAAAAAAATCCCGTGGAAAAAAATGACCCAAGAACCTGGAGCTACGAAGACGCTCTCAACAATTTTGAGGAATTCTGCAACTATTTCGACGCAGCAAGTGCTACAGCTGCAGCAAGAATTAGAAAATCTGAAGCAGGTGGTGCAACAGCAGCAGACGGAAATCATGAAACTGCGATCGATGCAACTGTACTACCGTCCCCCGAACTCGGAGGAGCACCTGAAACTACAGGAGGCACTAAACCAACTGTGGGAGAAAACCCACAATGAGTAAGCCCATTGTATGTTACAACGGAACGCCCGACAGTGGGGGAAGTGGAAGTTGTAACACGCCGCCCTGTGGTATTGGACCTGTTGGATTAGCAGCAGGCAAGTATTTCGTCGGAGGGTTCCCTGTAATTCTCGAAGGTGATGTATTAACCCCAGCACCTGGAACGACACCGAAAGGAGATCCATGCGTCACCCCCAGGACTGCAATTGGTACGAGCACTAAAGTATTCTTTGGCGGTCGTCGTGTTTGCAGGGTAGGGGATATCTTAGGGACAAGTGGCGGCACACCAATCGTAACGACAATGGCGAATTCCCCTGCAGGGGGTGCTAAGTTCTTTGCGATGTGATATAATAACCAAGTACATTATTTTACAATTATGGCTCGCAGTAAAGCAGGATTAGGCGTATCACCTAGTATCGATTCCAAGCCCAAGAGCACACGCCAGGGAAGCGGGAAGAATACTAAATACAGTGCGACCTCCCGTAACAAGGCGCGTAAACCATATCGAGGACAAGGACGATGACCGAGTTTAAGTATACTGTCGGCAAACCTAAGAACCTGCAGTATCGCAGCGACTGGGACACTAATAACGACGGTAACATTGATACAGAAGAGAGAGAAGCAGCAAACCCTAGCGCCGAAAGCTCTGAAGAATCTGAATGAACGTTTTTAGAATACCTGAGTTTCTCTCCGAAAGGGAAGCATCTATATGTTATGAGAGGGTATTAGAAAAAGAGGATGAACTAATGGCGTTGGGGGAGCATGATTACCCCAGCGTCAAGGGAGACAAGTTAACTGGTCGATACCGTTACTACAATGCTCTACAGGACTCCGTAGTGGGTCCTATCGTCCTCCCTAAGTATCGTATACTGTTTGGTAGGGGTAAGTGGTTACAAGCATGGTTCAACGCCTTCAGGAAGGGCGACAGGATCGAACCCCACAAACACTATGATACGAGAGATCCATTACAGAAGGTAATGCATCCCTTTACATCATGTAACTTATATTTGGGTGGTGATAGCAGTGGCGGCACCATCTATGAAGGCAAGACATATGAGAATCACATTGGTGAGTTATTAGTATTTCATGCTGGAATCAGTCATTGGACTGAAGCATATGAAGGAGATGATGTAAGGGTTACCATGGCGACAGATATTCATGTTCGCAAGAATAACCCAGTGATGTTTAAACTAAAATGATTATTGATATTTTTCCCACTCAAATTATTTGTTTTAATTTCAATAAACATAGTAAGTATTTTTTCGTAGATCCTGGAAAGGTAGAAAACACACCACCTGGGTGGTCTTGTGATGTTAATAGTACATTCCCACGTATTCCTGATGATGATCCCTTAGTCCCACAAGACGTAAGGGATCGTCTTATTGGTGATATTGAGAATGCATGTAATAACGAACTACGACGTGAGGGATTGCAACCTTGTGAGATGTTAACGTTTTGGTATAACGTGTATCACGAAGGTCAATATCAAGAACGTCATGACCACATGGATGGAAGGCGACCAGTATTTCTAAGTGGCGTTTATTATAATAGGAAACCATCTCCGACAACATTCTATCCAATATCAACACATTACCGATCTATGAGGTATCGTGGTATTGAGAGGAGTGGTCTTAGGGAATCAATGTATGATAGTTATCACTTCAAACCAAGTGAGGGTCAGATTATTTTGTTTCCTCCATATTTGGAACATGAGGTTCTCAGACGAAATGATAAAGATGGTCGATTAACATTTTCATTTAATCTAGTATTACAACGATGAGAAACTATTTTGAATTGAATAAAGATCAAACCATCGAGTATGGAATGATCGAAGGCAAATCTCCATATGCTTACATTGATAACTTTTTCAAGTATCCTGATGATGTAATCACATTACTATACCATATTCAACCAAACTTCCATAAAGAAGGTGGTACTAGTAATAATAGTATGGACAATGCTGTTCATCAGAATAAACTTTTCAATCCAGATAAATCCACTGGTCGTAAGAACTATAATGGTGAATATTTTAATGATATGCGCCATGAATTCTATAGCGACAATATTTTACCAGCATATGAGCATTTGCATCGAGTATTGCTAGGTATGGGTATTAGACAAGTACCATGTGATCGTCGTGCTGTAATTTCTAATTGTTTCTTCTTCAAGAAAGACCCATGGAATGATTATGAAAACAATTATTGGTGGCCACATAAAGATGCTGGATATTCTGCTTTGATCTATCTAAACGAAACTGATAATACTGGTACTAACGTCTATAAGTGTCTAGCACCAGATTATGAAGGAGAAGATGTAAGAGAGCATGAGCAACCATGGCGTCCCAAGGAAAACTATAAATTGTTACATAACTTAGAACCTAAGTATAACCGTGCAGTAATATTTGATGGTGCAAAGTATCACCATGGTATGAATATCCATGATGACTATTTTGCTGGTAATGTAACAAGAATGAACTTAGGATTCTTTTTCCACAATTTACAACCTGGAGATGCCCCTCGATGATTTTTAAAATTGATAATTTTTGCAATATTGAAGAATGTGATCAAATTATCGGGGCACTAAAAGAGATTGCAGGTGATATGCACGACATGTATCACATTGGTAAGTCTCATGGTCATAATCCATTGAAGCATGAGACTGTTTATCAAATCTTGAAACCAAAACTGCATCTATTGTTTGGTACTGGTAAGTTCTACTCCGCATGGGGTAATATCATCAAACCAGACCTCTATATTATGGAGCACAACCACGATGAACATGCTCCTAGGTATGGAAAACCTTTTACATGCACAAACCTCTTCCTAGGGGGAGATACAAAGACTGGTACAAGGTTTGGTGATGAGTTGCATGAGAATAAGCATGGACAACTACAGATCTTCCCATCTGAACTAAAGCATGATGTACCACATAACAAGAGTGGTGACTTTAGGTATTCTCTAGTTATTGATGTTATGCCTATTCGTTATGATGTAGATTGGGTTAAAATCTAAATAGTTGAAGGGATGGAACCCCGTTAAAAGTTCCGTTACACATTTAACGGAGATAATCATGGGACACCCTAAGCATCTCGACGGTAGCGTCGATAAGAGCGAAGATTTTATTGCACAAGGAAGGACGCTTATCACTGAGATTGATAGTGAACCGTATTTGCAAATCATTGCAGAACGCAAGAAGAAAGAAGCAAAGCGTCAAGAACTCCGTGACCGTTGGGCGGAATGACGCTAAATAAAGTGATACTAGCAATCACTTAATGCCGTCTACTGTACCGTTTAAGGATCTATCCCTTTCTTTCGCCAAAAACAAGGTCACTGAAGACCTTTTGGTGAAGAAGGAAGATGCTGCGGTAAAGCAGGCGGTTTTGAATATTCTTCTGACTAATAAAGGAGAAAGATTATATGATGCACAGTATGGTTCTAATGTTAGATCATATCTGTTTGAACCACTAGATTTTGGTACTGCTGGTAGTATTAAAGATGAAATAGTTAGGACACTCAAGACATATGAACCGAGGGTTTCGATTCAGGAATGTATAGTCGAACCTAACTTTGATTCTAACGGTTTTGATGTACGATTGGACTTTAAAGTTCTCAGTCGTGCTGATGTACCACGCATATCAATTGAGTTCTTCTTAAATCGTAGTCAGTAATGCCTTACACTCAACTTGCGAATCTAGATTTCGCAGACATTAAAGCATCCTTGGTTGATTACCTCAGAGCGAATAGTGATTTCACTGATTATGACTTTGAAGGATCAACCTTGAGCACAATGCTAGACGTACTAGCATATAACACTTATTACACCGCGTTCAACACGAACATGGTGATCAATGAGATGTTCTTGGATTCCGCGTCCTTGAGAGACAATGTGGTGTCCCTGGCGAAGCAGATTGGATATCGCCCCAGGTCTACTACTGCACCACTAGCTAAGTTAGATTTTTCTCTTGCATATGCGGGACAAGGCACTCCACCAACAACATGTGTATTGAAGAGAGGAACTGGTTTCACCACATCATTTGACGACGCTATCTATCAGTTTGTAGTTGTTGATGATCATGAAGCACCTCTAAATGGTAACACTGCTAATTTTGGTACAGTTGACGTATATCAAGGAACATTAATTAAGCAGTCATTTACTATTAACACTGCACTGAAGAACCAAAAGTTTGTTCTCAACAACCCTGGTCTAGATGCATCTACAATTAAGATCAGAGTATATGAAACCGAAAGCAGCACAACATATCAAACATATGATGTTGCAGACAATATTTTAGATTTAGATTCTTCATCCGAAGTTTTCTTTGTAGAGGAAACTCTCGATGAACAATATGAGTTGTTTTTTGGTGATGGTGTCTATGGTAAGAAACTACAGCACAATAATTTTGTAGAAGTAACATATGTTGTTACCGATGGCGAAGATGCAAATGGCGCTAAGACATTTTCGTTCTCTGGTATTATAACAACTAAGTCTGGTCAACCATTCCAGTTTAACCCAACCATCACAACGGTCTCAGCGGCGCAGGGAGGCGCTGAAATTGAGTCTGTGTCGTCTATCAAGTATGCTGCTCCAAAGACCTTTGCTGCTCAAGACAGAGCGGTTACACAGGACGATTACGCATCGATTGTTAGAAAGGTCTTCCCTGCAACTGCAGACATCATTACATTTGGTGGTGAGCAAGATGATCCACCCGAGTTCGGTAAAGTTAAGATTGCTATCAAACCAAAGGTAGGAACTGCTCTATCTTCATTCACAAAGAAAGATATTGTTAAAAAATTAAAGGATTACACAATTGCATCAGTAACACCTGAAATTATCGATCCTTCTATTCTATACATCGAGTTGTCTTCGGTTGTAAGCTACAAGTCTTCTAAGACTACTGAGACTAAAGCAGAGATTAGCAAAAAAGTTACAACTGCGGTTGATGAATATACTGCATCTAGTCAAACTGAGAAGTTTAACGGCAGATTCCGTCATTCTAGATATGCAGCGGTGATTGATGGTGCAGATCCCGCAATTTCTTCAAATATTACAAATGTTACACTGAGGAAAGACTTCTATCCAACACTTAACTCCACATTCTATTACGAGTTGTGTTTCTTGAACGAATTTAAAGATTCTTGTGATGATCCAGTCATGAAGTCTACTGGTTTTGTTGTATCAGAATATCCATCATTTACTGTATACTTGGAAGATGATACCGCTGGTAAAATCGACCTATATAGACTGAATTCTCTAACTGGTGAAAAGGTTTACGTACAGAGAGAAGTCGGTGAAATCAATTATGAAAAAGGTGAAATTAAACTGTACGACTTAACTATCATCTCAGGTAGTTTTTCTGATAACAAAATTGAAATTCGCGTAGAACCTGCATCTAAAGATGTAAATGCTGTACGTGAAGTTTATCTTGATGTTGATATCTCCAAATCCAACTTTAGTGCTGTTCCAGAATGAACTTAAAGTCTAGAAACATCTCGTATCTGATTGAGAATCAGTTACCTAATTTTATTGTAGAGGACTATCAGTTATTTGGTAGTTTCCTTAAGTCTTACTATGGGCAGCAAGAACTGCAAGGTGGTATTCTAGATCTTATTAACAACCTGACTACTTACCGTGATATCAACTTCTATGACAAGTCAGTATTCTCCACAACAACTTTATCATCTGCTGCTAGTAACTCACAGACGAGTATCAACGTTGTATCTACAGAAGGGTATCCTGATCAAGGACTGGTAAAGATTGACGATGAGATTATTTTCTACACTTCTAAGACTGATACAACACTAGATGGTCTAAGACGTGGTGTACACGGCAATACAACTCTTGGAGATTTATATCATACATCTAATTTTGTTTCTACAGTAGCAGATAATCATGCTGTAGATTCAAAAGTACAAAATTTAAGTAATCTATTCTTATTCAGTCTGATTCAAGGATTTGAGTCAGAGTATCTTGCAGGTATTCCAGAAAAGTATCTAAGAGGCGAGATTGATAAAAGAACTCTTATCAAGAACATTGGATCTTTCTACAAAGCTAAAGGAACCAAGCGTTCTATTCAATTTTTGTTCAATGCTTTAATTAGTAGTAATGATACGGATGTATACTATCCAAAAGAAGTTACACTAAAAGCATCTGAGTCTGACTGGTCTAATGTACATGCTATTAGAGTCATTGCTCTAAGTGGAAACCCAGAAGATCTAATTGGTGAGAGTATTACAGAAAGTAGTGGTAATTTTGCATCTGCTGTTGTTGAGAATGTTCTCAAAGAACAGGTTGTAGATGGTGTACAAATGTGGGACATTGTTCTCAATAAATCAACCATCAACAATGCATTTTCTGTTGCTAACAAAACATTCATAACAAAGGTTATTTCCACAACTGATACAGTTGGCGATAGTATTGAAGTAGATTCGACATTTGGTTGGGAGAAGGAAGGATCTTTCTACATCAACAGTGAGCTTATCGAGTATTCGTCAAAGACTGCTAGAAAGTTCATCATTAAAAACAGATCACTATCTACCACACATGCTATTGGTACGAGAATTTATAGCAATACAGTAATCAAGGGTAAGAATGTATCTTTGATTGCTCTAGGTGTTGTATATAATCTAATCCCCAAATCTTCTGTACCATATGGTATTGAAGGAGAAGTAATTAATGTAGAGAAGTCTGGATTTGATACTGTAGATCCTATCATTAAGACATCTACCAATACGATTAGATGGAAATTCCCACAACCTACTGATGTTGTACAAAGTGGAGACGCCAGAACTACTAGTGCTAATACTAAGACTATTCCTGGTATCACAGAAATTTTTGAGGATGAGAAGAACTATTATATTTGTTCTAGTGGATTCCCTGTAGGAAGAACCGTCTTCTTCAATCAGACGATTCCTGCTAGCGACACACCAGTAGATCAACCTCTACTAAGAACTATTCGTAAGTCTCCTGAGACTACAACTGAGACATATGCATCCTCTAGAAAAGATGTTGGAATCTTTGTTGATGGTGTACTAGCATATAGTCACAAACATGAAGATAGTGTATTCACAGGTGGTATTACATCTATCAAGGTAAACAACCAAGGCACTGGATATAGCAGACCACCATTTGTTTTGGTTAACAACACACCATATCTAGCGACAGCAAATATGTCGGGTTTGGTTGTAGAATCCGTCACTGTTGATACTCCTGGTAATTATACCACAGCACCTACTGTAGATATTGTCTCTGGTAGAAATGCTGTTTTGACTGCTGTAGTCACGATGGGTGAGATTACTAGCATTACTATTACAAATCCTGGTGAATATTACTCTGCACCTCCTACAATCAGAATCACTGATAGGAACGGTAGAGGTAGATTTGCAGACTATGAGGCAAGAGTCTCTGCAACTGGACAAATCACTGAGATGATTAAAATCAATGGTGGTTCGTTCTATACAGCTGGAGATGTTTTAGTTGAGATAATTCCTTCTGGATCTAATGCTACAGCAACAGCATCTATCTTTGAGTGGGTTAAGAATAGATACGAAACCCTAGGATCTGATAAAGATACTGAGAATGGATTCTCTTTCCTAAACTCCAGAGGATTTAGAAACTATGGTGCAGTTGCATATCCACCTTCATTGAAGACAAGTCTTAATGATACTATTGCTAATCACTCTCCTATTATTGGTTTTGCCTACGATGGTAATCCAATCTATGGTCCTTATGGTTACACTGATCCAGTGGACAGCACTTCTGCTATTAAGAGGATCGATTCTGGTTATAGAAAGAGGACTACACGTTCTAATGGTCCATCTGTCGCAACTTATCCACTAGGTTCATTCACTCAAGACTATTACTATGCAGATAGACTTGGTGATGTAGACAGAAACAATGGTAGATTCTGTGTAACACCTGAATACCCTGATGGCGTCTATGCATACTTTGCTACCGAAGATACTAATGGAGATCCTGCATATCCATATATTATAGGTGAAAACTTCTATGCATTACCGTTAGCAGCAAACTATACACAGTTCCAAACTCATAGTGATCTACCAATAAATGCTGTAAGAATTAGAAGAGCAACAACTCCTAACAATGGTCTTGTTACTAGAGCAACAACAAAAGATATTTCTACAGGTAGTGTAGAGTCATTTAGTGTTTATGATTCTTCCGATAACCTTTCTGTAGGTAGTACAATTATACTAAACGATGTTGATACCAACGGTAGTGATGCTAGAGGATCTATTACACAGATCAAAGGCAAGACAGTATCTACCATTGAGTCAACTAACAAAGAAGTTCAATCACAGAAAGTTGCAACTCTGCAAATTACAGAGAATTGCTACATCTTTGATGGAGACACAATCAGTCAACCTTCTTCAGGTGTTTCTGGTGTTTCTGTTGGTGATGTTCTTGACGGTAAGTTTATTGTACTTAAAAATATTACAGGTGGAACATTCAATGATACTGGATTGTTTGATTCTTCTACCTTATCTTTGAATATTGTTCTTAATACAAATGCTACCTTCACCAAAGGCGCTATCATCGAATACACTGATGGTAATAATGTTCTAGCTAGTGGCGAAGTTATTGAATCTACAGACAGAAGAAACTCAGTCAAAGTTAAAGTATTGAATGGTGATTTTACAATCATCACCCAAAATTATTATCTAAGAAGTAACAACCTACTTAACACTATTGGTGCCGAGATTTTATCTACTAAGAGTCTAAGTACAGGATTGGTTCCATTTAAAGTAGACACTAAAGTTGCTCTAGTAACTACAAGCACAGATCACGATCTTTCTGTTGGTAATCTAATTAATGTAAGGATTGATCCTGACGACAGTGTTACTACAAAAGATTATTATGTACAACTAGGTGCTATTCAAGAAATTGATCTAATTCCACTATCATTCACCACTAAAGTAAATGATGAAGGCATTGGTAGAATAAAAATACAAAATAGTGGTGCTGATTATCAAGCAAGCAACACGTTTGCAGATATAGCTCTAACTGGTGGATCTGGAAATGGAGCAACCGCAAACATTACTACAAATGCAGATGGTAAAGTTAGTACAGTTGTACTAGTCAATAAAGGATCTGGATACAAACTAGGAGATGTTCTTTCTGTTCCTGATGTATCTTTATCTAAGAGTGGTAGCGCTCCTGCAGATTCTCAAGATCTGAAGATTAGTGTTGAGCATATTGGATTTGGTGCTGGAGATAATTTACTAACTCTGTTTGATGTGTCTGAGTTAGCAGATAACGACTACATCAAAGTTGGTGATGAAATCATGCAGATCACTGACGTTAGAGAAACTGCAAAACAAGTAGTAGTAACAAGAGCACAAAAAGGAACGGTCGATGAAGACCATTATCATAGAGAAGATGTTTCTTTAGATATTCCCGATTTTAGATTCTCTGTAGGAAGCACTATTCCTATTACTGGTAATTCTACATTAGATCCTGTTGTTGTATCTTATAGTAATAGTAAATTAGTTGTTGAGCATAATCAAAACTTCTTTACAACTGGAAATTTTGAGGATTATAAAGTTGGATTGGGAGCTAGTTTCTTTGATGAAAGCGTTCCAAAAAAATTAGTTAAGTTGCAACAGGTATCTGACTATATTATCGTTACTAAAATCTCAGAGAATGCAAACGGACCTTACGAAATTTCTCCTAATATTCAGTTCCAAAATCATTATCAGTATAAGTTTGATCTAAGTCACTTTACTAACGTGCATTCTGAGTTCTTACTGTCCCCAAGTAAGTCTGATAACATCATTGCTCCAGAACTTGTTAGACAAGGTACTCCTGGTACTGCAAATGCATGTGTATATGCTAAGTTTGGATATGGTGCTAGATTGGGCACAGTAAACCTATCAGGGACTCTAACAGATAGAAAAGATCTGCTATACCAAAGATACTATTACAAATCAATCGTTACTACAACGTCTGCTGGCGTCCAATCTATTAGAATTGGTCCTACCAATGTAATTAGGGATAACGATAACTACGTAGAAATTATTAGTGATCCTCTACAGGGTCAACATGAGATTGTCTATGTAACCTCTAGACAATTTGTATATTCAATGGATAGTATGCCTAGATGGTATGGTACAGGAAGCATGTCCTATACTACATCTGGATCAAACGCTGTCGGTGAGATTGCCGAGGTTACTGTTGCTAACCTAGGAACAGGATATAAGAAAATTCCTGCAGTTCTTGGTGCTAGCATGAGAGCAGCAGATGAAGCACATGTAACAGCACAATGGGATTCTGTAAATAAGAATATTGCTGGTGTTACTATCAATAATATTGGTAAGAATTATTCTAAACCAAAAGTTATTGTTACCGATGGTGATGGTGCTGAAGTAGCATTTGATATTCTAAAAACAGCGGCAAATGGTATTGCTAATGTTATCGTTACTAACAAAGGTAAAAACTATAGTTATAAACCATCTTTAAAAGTTATTGAAAGTGATCTTCGTGTATATGCAAAATCCAATTCTATTGGTGTTACTAAAAATGTTGAGATTGAGTTTAGTGGTTCTGGAATCTGGGACAATAAGTCTCTAGAAAGAAGACACTCTACTAGTATTGCATTGATTGTAAACACCACAGATGAGTTTTTGTCGGGTGAGCAAATTACACAAGGAACTACAAGAGGTATTGTTTCCAACAGAGGATGGAGAACAGGTTCTAATGTTCTTAAAGTAAATATCACCTCAGGTGAGTTCGTCAAAGGCACTGCTATCACTGGAGTTTCGAGCAATTCTTCTGGTATCGTAGATGATATTTTAGAAACAGAATTTGTAGTTGATACTCGTTCTTATTATGATAATCTAGGAAAATTTGATTCTGATAAAGGTAAGGTTGGTGTTAAGACTCATAGAGTTGCCGACAATAACTTCTATCAAGACTATTCATATGTTATTGAGTCTACATCAGGTATCAATGAATGGAGGGATTTAATTAAAGATTCTGTTCACCCAGCAGGATTTAAAATGTTTGGTGAATTAAATCTTGATTTGAATGCAACTGTTCGTATTAACGAAAATACTAAAGCTGCTCAAGTATCACAACTTAACTTATGGAATGAAAGTGAAAATAAAGCATCACTTTCTAGTACAAAAAGGCAGATTGTTAACACTATCAATCTTAACAAAGATATCAATGTTCTTCGTGGTGTTGGTTCAGTTGTTGAACAATCATTTGATCCAAGAGGATTGACTGCTAAAGAAATTAGATTAGAACCAGCATTTGATGGTGCGTTTGATAGTGACGGTTTACAGAGAGGAACTAGAGATTTTGTAATCAAAGATGTAAATACTGGTCAAGCAATCTCTCCTTATAATGCAATGGCTCTAACCATTACTCTAGATGGTATCCTCCAAGAACCAGAAGTTGCTTACACTGTATCTGGCGATACTATTAGATTTGCAAAAGCACCCCTTGGACCACGTACCGAGAACAATGCTTCTATTCCTGCTCAAAAATTTATCGGTAGACAGTTTCAATATAAGGATGCTACTAAGAATGCACAATACCTAAAGAAAGTACGTCAGATCTTCCAGAAAGAAGGAACTTGGATTGATGCTGCTAATCAACTTAGATTTAACAAAACATTTATTCAAGAAGAAGCAATTGGTTATGCTAAGGAAACTTTCCCTAATCTAGGATGGAATACTCTAGAGAGCAAGTGTGTTAGAGACATTGGTCTCATTGTAGACGCATTTGAGCATGATTTGAGATATGGCGGCAATCAAAAAACTGTAGAGGCAGCAGAGTCTTACTATAACAATGGTGCTCTAGCATACATCAATGCTCAACTAACAGAAAGTCTAGCAACTTATAAGTATGTGATGAATCTGTGTGTCGCTGCAATGCGTAACTGGGATATCTCAGTGCAAGGTTGTACAGTAACACCTGGATCAGATATTATTACACTGCCTTCTATGCTAGGTATTTGTGTAGGTATGAATGTTTCCAGTGGTAGTCAGTTTGATCAACCAACTGTTGTTACCGAGATTCTATCTGGTAATCGTGTAAGAGTCACTAGAGCAGCAAACACTAGCTATAGCGGTCAAATTATTAGCACTGTAGTCAATACTACAGGTCAAGTCAACTATGGTCCAACTCAAGTTACTAACACTGGTGTATTGAATGTTGGTCTAGGATCTACTGTTACTATCTACAATACTGTTAATAATATTGATCAGGTAACATTCTCATTCAGTAGAATCAATAATGGCACCTACATGGATGCTGCACGTTTGATTGAAAAGAATAGAACATATATTACAGAAGAGACTATTGGATGGACAAAACAAACTTATCCAAATCTTTCTATTCCTGACGAAGATAAGTGTGTTAGAGACACTGGTATTTTAGTTGATGCATTTGTATATCATCTAAGATATGGTGGTAACTTTAAGGTTGTAGATTTTGCTGAGTTCTACTTTAAGAAGAGTCAACTAGCATACATCTCATCCGAAAAAGCAGAAAGTATTGCGGCGTATAAGTATGCAACTGATCTCATGGTTCTTGCTATGAGACAAAACCTTCCTACAGGTCAACATACTATCTTTGTCCCATTCACTGACACCACTGTATTACCAGATCCAAACGGAGGAACTTCTTCACAGTGTGCTGACGTTGAGCAGTCTCTTAAGTCTTATATTGATATTGTAGAGGAGATCTTAAACAAGGGTCCTTACATTATCGAAAAGACACCAGATAATAATCAAAGAACTGGTAATTGGGCATCTAGTAGAACTTTCTCCAACCTCAATATACTTTCTGGTAATTTTGATGGTGGTCCTGGTTTATTTGCAGAATGCGATAATGTTCAATCTGCTCTAAACTCTCTATATTCTAACATTGAAACAGTTTTGAATGGTGGTAATGCTACCATGTCTTTACCTGATTATTTCAATGGAGAAAACGTTGAGTTTGATTTGTACTACACTGATAACACCATCGTTAATACATCTGCAAAAGAAGATTTATTCGTAGTTATTAATGGTGTATTCCAGAATGCAAAATATGATAGTCAATACCCAAGAGTAAATGCATATAATATTAAGAGGATGTCTGGATCCGATCCAGATAGAATCGTTTTTGTAGAACCACCTAAATGGGAGCAAGAATTAAATACTCTGACTGTTCAGGAACCTCTAGCAGTTGAGAAATTTTATGCACATAATGTTGGAAGATACTTACGTCTATCCATTGATGAAAATAATCTCAATGGAAAGGCAAGAGGTCCATTTATCATGAAGGATGAAGAAACTAAGGAAGCAGTTGTTGTTGACGACGATAGATTCCTTTTGGTCTTCCTCGATGGTATTCTACAAGAAAGAGGAAAATCATATACTGTTAATGAATCTAGTATTACATTCATCCAAGGTCCAAGGAAAGGACAGACTGTTGATATGGTTCTATTAGTTGGCGACAATCAAGATCAACTTCTTGATGCATTTAATATTGATACAGATTCTTTCTATAATGAAGTTACAGTTTCCATTACTGGTAATGATGAATACGACAACTTCGTTAATATTATCAATGGTAGAACAGATGCTCCAGTATACCAGCAGTTTAACAGTGGTCAACCAAATGTAATCAATAAAACCATTGGTGAAATTAAATATTGGGAGACAACTGCAACTGGATGGAAGTTTGTAATGCTTACTGCTATGAACCCCGAAGTTGATCTTACAGAACCTCTTAGAATTTCTAAAGGGTTAGATTTTACTGGTCCATATGACTTACTAAATCTGTCCAACGCAACCGTAGCAATCACATACAACGATAGAGATGACAGAAGATATCTCAGAAAAAATACTGCTTCTTGGTTATATCATCATGATAAGCCTACCGTCCAAGATCTAGAACCTGGAGACAGAATTCAGATCGATGGTGAAAATGAATATAGAGTAGTTAAAAAAGTACCAAACGAAATTGCAAGTTTGACGTACAATCCAAATACTCAACTTTCTGATGTAGTTGGTATTGTATCTGTTTCTAACTATAATGGTGTTACTTTTGGTCAAGGTTTAGATGTAGTAGCAAATATTACTAATGGTGTTGTTACTTCATTGACCTGGAACAGGAGAGATATTACCAAGAATCCAACAGCCTCTGGTTACTCTACTGCACCACAACTGGTGTTTGAAAGTACCAACAAACAAGGTGGTGGTGCAGAAGCAGAAGTTATATGTGAAGGCGGTGATGTTATCGATGTTATCTTGACTCAAGGTGGTAGTGGATATACTGTTGCTCCTAAAGTCAATGTAACTCGTGGATATAACATTATCAAGAAACATCGTCAGTTTGATACTAAGTATCAGAAAACGATTATCAAACGTGCTCCTGCAGCACTAGCAACTTTTGTTTCTACTAGTTCTATTGTAGAGTCAAGTGTAAATAATACACTTGAGCAAACTGAAGTATTTTCAAGTCCTTACAATTCACTCCGCGAACTTACACTAAGAAAACAGCTAGATAGAGATGCAGGTGCTATTTCAACCACACATTCTGTAACTCTTACTACTCAAAGACCCGCACAGACTTCTACTGTCGCGTCTGGTAGTGTAAGTCTGTTGAATAACATTAAGCAGATCACTCTAACTCAAGGAATTTCCACAAGTTCCGCGACGACAGTACACCTACCAACCATGACTCCTCCTGCTATTGGTATGGGAACTACAACTGCCGCAAACGTTTATAACGCTTCCGTCTTGGATGTTGACTATGCAGCAGCAGATCCAAATGTCTTCGCAGTCACTAGTGGTTTCCCTGCTTCTGGTATCATTCAGGTAGGTCTATATCAATTGGAGTATAGTTCCAAACTGTCTGATCGTTTCGTCATTGATTACACTAGCGCTAATACAACTCAACCTGCATCAGGTGGAACCGTAACCGCAAGTAGTGTAATCAGACTGGTATAAATATAAATAACTTGGATCCAATCCCTCCGTAGCAATTCTAGTACAATTATGTCGGCAATTATTTCTGAAAAGTTTCGCATTTTTAATGCACAGCAATTCCTAGAGTCTCTTACAGAGGGACCCTCAGACGCAAGCACAGAAAGAACGAGGATGTATTTCTTCGTTGGACGTTCTGATGCTTGGTATGGTATTCTCGAATACTATTCTGGAAACTCTACTGCACTAGCAGTAGGTAATGAGATTTACGACGCAGGCGCAAGTGGCGCTACTGCATATGGATCCACCACTTTCAAAGCTACAATCGAGAAAGTGTTCCCAAGCTACGTACTAGTTTCCGCTCCCAACCCTGTATCTGCTAACCCAACACCAGGCAATGTTCTGAAGGGTTACGCTTCTGGATCTGATACTGGTGCTGAAGCACTATGTGGAGTATATCGTAAAGCCGACGAGAACAATGCTCCTGCTCCTCTAGACAACCAAGAAGAGAAGTTTAGAATCTATAAGGAGATCATTGCTGCTAAGAGAGTTGAATCCTCCAACGTTATTTCCGTTATCCCTCGTTTGAACTGGAATACAGCATTGAACCCAACGTTCGATATGTACAAACCAGACTACAGTGCTGCACCTTCTACAGGTGGTACTGCTAAGCAAACGACTAATAACAAAAATAGTCTTGGTGAAGCTAAGTTCTATGTAATGAACAGCGATTACGAAGTCTTTAAGTGCATCTATAACAAAGAAGACATCGCTCCTGGTACTAACAACGCACAGAACATGCCTACAACGGCAAACAACTATACTAACGGTGTCTACACTGGTCCTGCTGATGGATATCGTTGGAAGTATCTCTATACAATGACTACCGCACAGGTAATGGACTTCCTGTCCAGCGACTTTATGCCTGTTGGTACATATGCTGGTCCTGCAGTAGTTGATGGTGCAATCGACACTCTATTCATTAAAGATGCTGGTGCAGCTCTTCCTGCTAACAAAACTGGTGCTGGCGCACTCTATGCACCTATCCTAGGTGATGGAACTGGTGGTGTCGCAAAGATTGAGACTGATGGTACTGGTACTATCACTTCTGCATCTGTAGAGACTGCAGGAACTGGATACACTTATGCAAGTATAGCTCTTGAAACTGGTACTGGTACTGGTGCAGGTGGAGATGCTTATGGTTTGTTTGCAGACTCAACACTTGCTACTAGCGAAACTATCGCTGGATCTGCTAAAGCAGAAGTAGAAGTTATCATTCCTCCTCAGGGTGGTCATGGTGCTAACCTAGCACAAGAACTAAATGCTAAGCGCATTATGGTAAACGTTCGTCTAACTTATAACGAAGGACAAGGCGACTTCCCCGTAAGCAATGATTTCCGTAGAATCGGTCTTATCAAAGATCCTCTTCAGTGGGGTTCTACTTCTTTCGCAACCGCCAATACTCTAACTGGCACATATGCAGTGAGAGTTACTGGTACTGGACTGACCGATAGCAGCTTCGGAAACGATAACGAGATCAGTCAGACTGTAACTGGTGGTACTGCTAAAGGAACCGTAGTGTCTTGGGAAAGAGAAAGCGCTACTGCTGGTGTTCTCCGCTACTTCCAAGCACCTGAAGCACATGCTGATAACGGTATTGTAAGAGCATTTGCTGGTGGTGCTAATCCTATCACAGATGGTACTACTGCAGTTTCTGTAACAGTTGATGGTGCGTATAGTCAAACACTGAACGGAGTTACCTTTGCATCGGGTCTCGCAACCCCTGAGATCAAACCAAACTCAGGAGAACTCGTATACATAGAGAACAGAAGACTTATTACTAGAGCGTCCGATCAAATTGAGGATATTAAACTAGTAATCGAATTCTAATTCCATGTTAGGTTTGGTTTACGATGCCCCAAAAGACAAATTTAAACGTATCTCCTTACTACGATGATTACGATGCGGGAAAGAACTTTTATAGAGTTCTTTTCCGTCCTGGATATTCGATCCAAGCCAGAGAATTAACACAACTACAATCGATTCTGCAGAATCAAATTGAGTCTCTTGGTAGACGCCAATTTAAGCAGGGTGATTTAGTAATTCCTGGTGAAGTTGGATTAAATACTAAACTTGACTTTGTTAAGTTATCATCTGTTACAGAAGTTGCTGTAGCAGAAGGAAATACTATTGTCTATAAAAAATATGATATCTCACAACTCGTAGGTCAGACTCTTAAGGGCATTACGTCTGGCGTTACGGGTGTTGTTGTATCTACAAAGTTTGCAACTCTAACATCTGCAGATACTGTTTACGTAAACTACACAAGTAGTGGTAACTCTAGCAATGAATCGACTTTCCGTCAAGGGGAAACTCTAGAAGTTGTAGATGGCGTCAATACGCCTCTCCTAGTAGTCGGAACAGACGGAAGCGTACTTCCTACCTCCGTAACCCTTAAGGACCCTGATACGGGCGTAGAAACGTCACAGACGAGTCCTGCAATGGGATTTGCATCTGCTATCAAAGTAGAAGAAGGTATTTACTTCGTAAACGGACATTTTGTTCGTAATGATGCAGAACTTTTACTTCTAGATCCATACACTAACAAACCATCAGCAAAAGTTGGTTTTAAGATTACAGAAGATCTAGTTACACCTGAAGAAGATTCTACACTATATGATCAAGCAAGAGGGTTTGCTAACTTTAGTGCTCCTGGAGCGCACAGGCTTTCTATTGGTCTAGGTTTAGTAAAGTATGATTTAGATGCTACAACAGATAGCAATTTCATTCAACTAATTTCTGTTAAAAATGGATCTGTTCAAAGAAAGATCCAACCAGCAGATTACAATATCATTGAAGAGACTCTAGCAAGAAGAACTTACGATGAGTCTGGTGATTATGTTGTAGAACCATTTGATACTGAAGTAAGAGAGTATTTACAATCTGGTTCCAACAAAGGTATTTACAAAAAGAACGAAGAGACTGGTTTAGTTAATGGACTAACAGAAGCAGAAGCATCACAGAAGATGGTTCTTTCTGTTGGATCAGGTAAAGCTTACATTAAGGGTTACGAAATTCTTAATAAAGAAAGTAAGTATCTTACTGTTAACAAGTCTCGTGAGTCTCTAGAAAGAGATAATATTACACTGAAGCATAGTGATCTTTCTAGTTTCTATCTAACAAACACATACAATACTATTCCTCTTAACTCGTTTGATGCAGATCTAACTGCATTTCCAACATTATATCTCAATCAATCTTTTGGTGACGGTTCTATTGGTACAAACGATACAGAGTCTAATACTGCACACAAGCAAACTCGTTCCAGAAGAACATCTGAATTTACTTCAGATCAAGCAATTAAAACTATCCTTGTAAGTGTTACTGCAGGTACAGCAGGTCAAACTTACGCTGATATTAATGATACTACTATTGAGACTACGTTCAACTCTTTCTGGGTAAGAATTGCATCCCAAAGTAATGACGTTCAGGAAGTAACAACCCTAGCATTCTCTAAGTTTGATGGTAACACTTTCTTGGGACAAGGAAATTACCTAGAACTAACTGTTATCGGTAGAAGAGATGTTGTAGATACTTTACTAAAGGAATATAGTGAGTTTAATACTAATAAAAGAACACAACTATACTTCTCTGAATCTGCTGCAGAATCTTCTGATGCTGCAGGAATCTTTGGTGATGTTATTAGTTATCAAGAGTCTATTGTTCCTACCATTGGTTTAGCAAAACCAAAGAATATTACTCTAGCATCTAGAGGAATTGGTTTTGACCCTAACTCAGATAGAATTCTATCCAGAGGTAGAGTTGGATCTACACCAGCTTACAATGCGACATTTAAGATGTCGTATTTTAATCCAACGTTCTTAACAAGAATCACGGTTGATACTGATATTCCTTCAGGACAATTTGAGACTGGTAAGTATATTACTGGATCTAGAAGTGGTGCTTATGCTGTTATCGAAGGATCTCCTGACGGATATCTAACTTCTGGTAATAAGATCTATTGTAAGTCTCTTTCTGGTACATTCCAAGCAGGAGAAACTATCGTTGATGAAGCAGGTAACTCTTTAAGAATTGCAAAAGAGAATACTGTATCACACTTTGTTGTTGATAACAGAGGAATCAACTATGGAGGTTTAACGGCTGCTGTTCTAGATGGTGTTAAGTATGATCCAGCAATCATTAAACCACACCTAGATCCTAGCAATGGTATCTACAAGTTAACAATTGAACAAAGGGATGTTGTTTCAGTTGAGTATGCTCAACCACCTAATGTAACACTAACAACTACATCAACAACATTTAGTGCATCAAATACTGCTATTGTAAGAGCAGTTCTATTCCAAGACGTTGTACTGACTTACACACCACAAAATGTTAAGTCTATGAGTGCTAGATTTGGTGTTGCTCCTGCAGGAGCACAAGCACCTAATCTATTCACATCTGATATTGAGTTTGTTAGAACTAACTACATTACATCTACTAACGTAACTGACTTCACATTTAGTGGATCTCAAGGAGAAGCATTTGTTGAGTGTACAGGATTTGGTGGAGATGCATCCAAGTTCTTGGTACAAGGTGATGTTGTACAGTTCTCGGATGAAAACAATAATCTAGTAAAAGCTATTGTACAACAGGCAACACGTCCAGAAGGTGTTAAAAAATCTAGAATTTATCTAGATTGTTTACTCCCAGAAAATGTTGCTTCTACAACTGTTATTAGAGTAAGACCAAAAGTAGATAATGTATCTAAGTCTTCTCTAATTTTCCCAACTGGTAGTAAGCAAATCAAGTCTCTAGTTAAGGGAACTGATGATACTGCACTCAAGTATTATGCTAGAAGAGATTTTGTTCTAGATTCTTCTGCTTCTGGTGGTCAACTTACCTTCAAAGCACAACTTGAATTTGGTACTCAAAAGTTTGTATCTTTCAGTGAAGATAATTTCCTTCTTTCTGTACTGGACAAAGGTAATGCAACATCTATTGAAACTGGTGATGTTGTATATGTACCAGCAGATGCTGTTGCTGTAGCATCGTCCACAGATACATCTACTGGTCTAACTGCAGGTAGTGTGACGGTTACTTTACCGTCTACTTACTTTGGATCACTGTCTGGTGGAACTACATATCCAAAACTAAAATTAACTGCAACTTTAGAAGTTTCTAAAGCACGTCCTAGACTGAAGACTGTTATTAGAAACAAAAAAGTTGTAATAACTCCATCTGGAGATAGAGTTATTCCTATTAGAGGACAAGATCAGGATGCAGCAGAGATAAACACAATCTCTTATTCTGATGTAATCAAGTTAAATTACATTTACGAAGGATCTACTACTACACCTCCTGAAATTGATAGTGCTGGTAAGTTAATCAGTGGTACTGATGTTACTAACAGATATACATTTGATGATGGTCAGAGAGATACTTTCTATGACGTTTCTAGAATTGTTCTCAAACCTGGATTCAATAATCCAACGGGTCAAATTCTAATTTCATTTGATTACTTTGATCATTCATCTGGAGACTTCTGTGTTGTTGATTCTTATATTCATGAAGCTGGTGTTTCTGCAGATGAAATTCCAACATTCAACTCTTCTGTTTATGGTGTAACAAATCTAAGAGATGTTATTGATTTCAGACCAAAAGTTGATACTGCAGCAACAATCACTGGTTTCCAAGATCAGTCTAATTTTGCTAGAAATATCTTCAATGAATTTACTGGAGAAGGTGGCGTTGTAACCGCATGTCCTGCATCCGACAGTAATCTACCATATACAATTTCATTCTACCAGAGTCAGTATCTGGACAGAATTGATGGTCTCTTCTTAAATAAGAAAGGAGAATTCCTAGTTAAAGAAGGTAACTCTTCACTCAACCCATCTAAACCAGAATTGGTAGATGATGCAATAGCTCTTGCATATCTGTATGTTCCTGCTTACACAACATCTAGCAAGGATGTTCGCACGATTCCTGTTGATAACAAGCGCTACACAATGCGTGATATCGGCAAACTAGAGAAGCGTGTAGAAAGACTAGAATATTACACTCTACTAAGTGTCTTGGAACAACAAGCACTAAACATGCAAATTAAAGATGCTGGTGGATTTGAAAGATTTAAGAGTGGTTTTGTTGTAGATAACTTTGAAACACATAAAGTTGGTAGAGTAAGTTCTATTGATTATAAGTGTTCTATTGATACAAAACAGTCTGTACTAAGATCTCAATCGAGAGAAGACAGTGTTAATCTATCAGAAGTTAATACTAAAGAAGATGAGAGAGTAGTAGCAGGTTATGTTAGAAACGGTGATGTTCTAACTTTACCATACAGTGAACTAACTCTTCTTGAGAACCCATTTGCAACCAAAAAGATTAATCCAAATCCATTTGTTGTTCTGCAATATGTTGGTGATGCATCTTTAGATGCACCTGTTGATTCATGGTATGAGAATACAGATGCTCCTTTAATTACAGATAACAATACACAACTCTATACAATTTTCCTAGCAAAGGATAATGTAAGAGAAGCGTATTCTAGCATCTATAATTCTTATGCTGTAAACTGGGTAGGATCTGATCAAAACTTCTTCAATATCAATTCTCTATCTGAGATCAATTCTGATGCAGTTACTTCTTCTGTTCAAATTGCTAACGTTGGAAGTTCCTCTAATATTAGTCCTCAAAATAATGAGACTGGTAAAGGTCTACAGACAAAAGTTATTGGTGAAACTGCTATTGCTAGTTCCTTGCAACAGTTTGCTAGATCTAAAGCAATCAGATTCAATGTTCGTAGAATGAAGCCCAACACTAGAATCTATCCTTTCCTAGAAGGTAGAGATATTTCTAGATGGACTAATTCTGATCTTAGATACACTGGAGTTGCTGGTAACTCACTATCCACATTCGGTTCTGCTATTACTACAGATGATGCTGGTAATGCTAGTGGATTGATTCTAATTCCAAATGGTTATCCTCCTATTCAGGGTAGCACATGGAACAATTATATCTACAATACACAATACGACACAAATGCAGAGCAACTGCAATTTACTGTTGGTGAGAAAACCATTAGATTTACATCTAGTGCAACAGATGAAGCAAAGGAGAATGTCGAAACATTTACCGAAGTCAAATACTATCCAACGGGAGTCCTTCCTAGAAATACATCTACAATTACTTCTACTCTCCCTGCAAATCTCAAAACAAATGAAGGCAGACAAATTGTCGATACAGACACTGGAGCAACTAAGAAACCTTCTCCATTAACACAAACATTTAAAGTTGAAAACTTGGATGGTGGATGTTTTGTAACTGGTATTAAACTCTTCTTCAATAAGAAGGATTTAAAAGTTCCAGTTAGAACATATCTAACAAATACTGCTAGTGGAAAACCAGGCAAAGCAATTATTCCTGGTACTGAATCTACTATTGCTCCAGAAACAAAACTGAAGGTGTTTATCTCACAAGACGCATCTATTGAGATTGGTGAGACTGTTACTGGATCTGTATCTGGTGGATCTGGTCCTGTATTTAAAGTTTTTGATAGAACTGATACAGAGGTACTACCAGGATCTGCAGATAAGATTCCTCTTTCTGCCGATCAGGTTTACACTCTAGTCCTCTCTAATAATAATGGTGAAGTATTTACTGCTGGAGAATTACTAACTGTACCATCACTAACTCTAGCAAATAATACAAACAACACTACTATTAGTCTAACTATCGCTAAAGATTCTGGTAAACTAGTTGATCTCAAAGTATTGACTACAGGAACTAATTATGATACCGCTTCAATGGTAATTGAAAGTCCTCAGTTACCAGGCGGAACAACTGCTACTGGTAGTCTGGGTGTTTCTGGTGGTAAGATTTATAATTCCGAAGTATCGATTGCTGGATCTGGATACACCAGTCCACCATCTATTGTTATCAATGGTACTGGAGCAGGAAATGCAGGTGCTTCTATTCAGAGTGTTATCGATATCGACGCTCCTGGTGTAACCATGGGTGTCGCGACAAATCTTGCTTCAGATGTACAAGGAAGTGTAGGAACACTATTCAAGTTTGATCACCCAGTATATCTACAAAATGATTCTGAGTATGCATTTGTGGTAGAAACTGATTCTACAGAATACGAAGTTTGGGCATCTGAAGTTGGTGCTACTTCTGGATCTGGTACTGTTACTCCTATCTCTGGTCTTGGATCTGTATTCAGATCTCAGAACGTAGAAAGTTGGACAGAAGATCTGAGAGAAGATATCAAATTCAGTCTAATGCGTGCAGAGTTTGATACCTCTAGAACTGCTAGCGTGCTTCTAACGAACGAGCAACTTGGTTTTGAAACTATGGCTCTTGATCCTATCAGCACAAGTAGTGAAGCATTTAGTAGTGCTACACTGAAGAAGTTTAGAGGAAACAATAAGTATGTACGTGTTCATCATAGAGATCACGGATTTGAAGAAGATGGTAAGTCTTACGTATTCTTCAAAGGTGTAGGATCTACAGGTGGTGTAGCAGCATCTACAATTAATACTAACTTGTTCCAAGTAGAAAATGTTGGTGTGGATAGTTTTAATTTTGTATCACCTACAGAAGCAAGTTCCAATGATATTGCTGGTGGTAGTGCTGGTTTGATTTCTACTAACAGAAAGTTTGAGAAATTATATGCTGATATTGGATATCTTTCATTCAAACAAACTAATATTGATTCTTCTGTTAAAACAACAAATATTATTCCAATTGATAACGGTCCTGTAAATTATGTTTCATATTCACAAACTGGATATGAGAAAACCTTTATTAAGCAAGAGCATTACTTTATCAATCAAAAAGTAATTGCATCTCGTGTTAATGAACTCTATAACGGTGTAGATAATTCTCTAGTTTATAAATTGGATCTATCTTCAGAATCATCTAATCTTTCTCCAGTTATTGATTTAAGAACAAGTTCTGTTAAAACTATTAGTAATAGAATTGAATCTGCTAAAGGAACTGAGAAGAGATATGGTAGACAAAACCAACTCTTAGAATTCTACAAGATCTATCAGTTTGCTATCACTGGTAACAGTGGTACTGATATTACTGTAGGTCAGACAGTTGATTCCACTACAAATACCAACACTTCTGAAGTTGCTGGTCTGAAAGGTGGTAGTGGTAAGGTTCTAGCATGGGATACATCAACTAATACAATGACTGTACAGTTGAGAAACAATGGTCAATTTAAAGCATCTGAAGCATTAACTTTCTCCACTCAAACTTCATTGACTGGTGTTACGGTTACAAATTCTGGTGCTACTGAAGTCAAACCAAACTTCAGCATCACTACAACATTGAATGCATATAATCTATCACAAAGTTCTTCCGTTGCTGACGATGAACTATACCTTGATAAGATTAGCGGCAAAATTGTTGATTGGGATGCACAATCACAAATTCTAACAGTATTCAATGATAAGGAAGCAATTAATAGCGACTTTACATCTGCCGTGACTGCTGGTTCTGCATTTACTAGAAATACTCAACCTACTAATCAAGCACCTGATATTTTCCGTGTTGGAGATGCTGTTCAGTATGTAAACCAACCAGCAAATACAAATGACTGGTGGATTGTTAGAAAAGTTGGATATACTTCTGGTGTTGAATTTGTTCCTGAGAACAGATCCAAAAATACATCTGGTGTTTCTAAGTACGTAACTAAAGAAATTTCCCTAGAGAATCCAGGAACAACTATTGATGTTAAACTAACAGCAAATATCAGAGAAGTTTCTAATATCAAAGTTCTTTATAAGATTAAAGAATCTTCTAGTGAACAAAACTTCGATGATATTGAATGGGCATTCTTCAATGAAACTGGTATTCCAGATATTAGTATTGAAGCATCAGCAGAAAACGAGATTTCTGGTCTCTTTGAGAAACAAGATTCTTATCAAGAACTACCATTTAGTGTAACTAATTTACCAGAATTTACATCATTTGCAGTGAAAATTATTATGGAATCTGATAACCCAGCATACGTACCTAAAGTACAAGACCTAAGAGCAGTAGCATCGTTCTAATGTATAAAGTAGAAGGAGAGGACGGATTGTTTAGAGATCCGTCCACTGGTGCTATCATTAATAAGGATACCAAAACATTTGAGCAAGTGAGAGCGGCAAGACTGAGGCAATCATTACAAGATAATGAACTTCAGAAGTTGAGGGATGAGATATCCGAACTAAAGTCGATTCTCCATGCTATAATAAATAGGTCAGACAATTCATGAATTATTATGTCCTGCACCGATACATCAAAACTGCGCGGCGAATTTGAAGCGCAACTGAAAGACGCTGATGCGAAGATCGCAAAGGTAAAAGAAGAACTGGTACGACTTAATGAGTACCGCACCAAACTGCAAGGTGGTCTAGAAACTCTTGGACTTCTGGATGAGCAAAACAAAGATCACGAACACCCAGCAGAAGAAGCTGCTCCAGAAGCAGTAGCTGCTGAGTGAGTTGGTACGAAGGGCACAGTCATAAAGCATCATGGACAGATGTAGAAGGCAACTGGATGATCTCTAATGATTGGTGCCCTT